GTTTCCTTGAAATTACCGGGATTCCTACCCTAAGCTGATAACGGGAATCGAACCCATAGAAAATCGTCTATAATTGGCTTAAAATCAGTACATTTTTCTTTTCGTGGAATACTTCGTGGAATACTTTTCTATTTTACACGAATTTTAGCACCAACCTTGATCACGTTTTTATTTGTGATGGAAGGATTCATTTTTAAAATCGCATTGATGGTTGTTCCATACATTTTTGCGATTACAGTTAAATTCTGTCCGGCCTTTACGGTGTGATACTTTGCATCAGAAGCTTTCGTAGTGATCACTTCACGAATATCTCCATCGTTCAGATAAATAGATGCGTTGTTAATCTGGTAAGGATTTCTTACGATGCCATTTACAATTCTTGTAATGGTTCCCTTTTTATATTTTGCACCGGCAAATTTTGCTTTAGAAATGTCGTCCAAAGCATCATTATAGTATGAAGAATAATAAACCGTCTGACCTACCTTATAAGTATACGGTTTCGGAACAATTGGTTCAACATCAATTTCGGAAAAAGCTACATCAAAGTCTACTTTTCCACTCACGCCGTCACATGATCCGTTTGAGGTGTACTGCCATGCGATCGCATATGTTTCTGGCGAATACTGTTCCTGCATTGTTCCATCATTTGTGCCATATCTCGCAATCCAGAACGGGAAACAACTTTTCAGTGAAGCAGAATCCAGTACATTTTTATACCAATCTACATTACAGTAAATTCCAACCTGAAACCCTGCTGCCTGAATAATGTCAGCCTCTGCATTAATGATCTCTGTTAATCTGCTTTTTCCAATATTTTTAATACTATTTGCTTCCATGTCCAGCCATACACGGAAGTTAATTTTCTTCCCAGATAAAGCCTGTACGATTGCATTTGCTTCTGCTTTTGCCGCATCAACAGTTTTTGCGTATACATAACGATAAACGCCTACAGTGATTCCCTGCTCTGTAGCTCCTGCGTAGTTCCGCTCGAATGCTTCCTCTACATGATTATTTTTATTTGTAACTTTTAAAACTGCAAAAGAAATATTTGCAAGCTTGACTTTTGACCAGTCAATAACTCCATTCCATTTTGCCACATCAATTCCGTACTTCATAATTAATCCTCCTTCTTATCCTCTTCGATCTGCACTGTTTTTTCTGTCTGACTCTTAATATTTTTTACCAGTGGCATTAAAAACGGTGGGATGTTTACTCCAATATCAATCATGTTTTCTAAGATGCTGATCAGCTCATTGCAGATAATCCAAACCGCAACGATGCACGCAATTAAAAATTTGAATGGGAAAGAAAATCCGAATGTTTCTGTTGCGTATAGAATTAATTGGTCAATAATCGCACCGACAACAATCAGCAGCCACATAGTGACCTTTTTCGTGATTCCCTTCATGCTCTTGTAAGAACTGATTTTCCCATCAGTCCTATTTGGGCTTGCCATGATTCCGGTAATATAGTCGATAATGTTGCACGCAACGACTAATAGGACAGGGATATAAAGCACTCCAAGAAGCGAGTTTAAAATTGCCCCGACAGTTGTAAAAAATCCTTTGACTACTTTCGCAGTTGTGTTTTCATTCATAAAAATTATCCTTTCTTTGTGATTTTTGCATAAAAAAACTGTCAAAGAATTATCTTCAACAGGTTTCTCTATTTAACTTAAGCAAAATTATAATAATGCAGCCTTAACTTCTTCCCTCAAATTGGATAAATTAGGAATCTGATCTACAGAATATTTTTCTTCCTGAACCAATTTCACCCAAATTTTAACAACCACGCTATCTCTATTGAACATCTGAATTACCTCCATCTGTTTCTGAATTATTTTCCGTAAAAGATGCCATCATAATGGTCAGTTCAGCAATTGCCTGCTCTAAATTTTCAGCATTTTTCTCTGTCTGGATCTCCAACTGCTTTAATTTTTCATCAACAGAAACATCCGTTTGAGAAAGTTCAACTTCCCAAATTCCACCAGTTTCTTCCTTGATATAAGATAATTCTGTGTAATTTTCATAAACGGTTTCTTTTCCATCATCTTTTTCTGTAATCTTTTTCGTAGAAAATGCATCAGCAAAGTATGATTTGAGCTGGTCACTTGTCTGCAAAAGCATTCTTATTTTAAGGCTTCCACCATACTCTTCTACTTTCTGGACTTCCACTTTTCTTCCATCATTTAAAATAATAATATGATTCATTTTTCCTCCTAATTTTCTAAATTTCCATACCGATAAGGATATTTGTATTCATATTTTTTCTCATCAGCATATTCTTCATGAAGTTCCACACTGATTGAAATTTTTCCATTTGTCTCGACCGGATTTGGAGTAATTTCAATTGATTCAATGACAATCATAGAAAACCTCCTAATCTGTTGCTTCTACAGTGATTGTGAAAGATGAACCGGATTCAACTTCCTTTGGAACATCAATTGATACAATGACCGGGGACACCGAATCGTAAACTACAGTACGATTCACGGTTGTTACTTTACCAGCCTTATCAGTTGCTATGATTACGATCGTATTTGTTCCTTCAATCAAATTAACACTTGAAGAAAAAGTACCATCAGAAGCGACCGTGACACTACCTTGATCAGTCCCATTTAATGAGACTTTTACTGTCACAGGTTTGCTGGTGGCATCATCCGTAATCCCAGAAACAGCACACGCCTTCTTATTTGTTATCAAGTTTGCTGCCGGAGATGTAATATTTAAAGCCGGTGGAACTGTATCAACTGTAAAATCAACTGTTTTTGAAGCAGTATTTCCGTCATTATCTGATGCTGTAACAACGAGTTTATGAGCACCATCATTAACTGTTCCGCTATAAGTACACTGATAACCATTTGTTATTGTCTTTTTTGTGACACCAAGTGCTGTTCCATCAAGGTTTGCAGAAATCGTGGAATTTGATACACCGGATCCGCTGTCAGTCACATTTATACTAAACGATACAGTGTGACTCGTCAGATACGCACCAGCACTTGGCTTTATAACAGAAATTGCAGGCGCAACCTTTTCTTTAACACGCAGCTTCATTAAATTGCCGAATGCAGAATCTGTTTTATCAATAACAGTAACATTTCCAGCTACATCAACCGCTTTTAATGTCATTGCATAAACATGATCCGTCTGGTTATAAGAACTTGCAGTTGGTGCAGTAACGGTCTTTTTCCATTTTTTAGTTGAAGAATCATAGTCAAGTGTATAAACTTGACCGTTTAGATCTAATGATACGGATTCCATTGCCATAATACTTCACATCCTTTCTTTTTATATTTTTAACACTAAAAAACCTGTCAAAGAATCATCTTTAACAGGTTTTCTCTAACTAAGTTATAACACAAAATCGTGTAAACTTTTGCACACACTTTTTCTTATTTTTCAAGAAAATGTTCTGATTATGCGAATTTACATTTTTTAATAAAACCACTATAATAATTATTAAGAGCTATCAAGATTTTGGACGAACTACAAAAACTTTCCCCATTGATAGCTCTTACTCCTCATAATTATGAAAGCCGGAATTTAATCCGGCTCTTTTTATGCCCATTTTTTCGATTTCGAAAACCAGAGTTTAACTCAGTTAAACTCTGGGAGCAATTTCAAATACATCGAAGCATATAAAACATTTGTTAATTTGAAAAATGGCGAATCAGAATCTGTAAAAATAAATATCGATACGCCTGGTGTGTATTTACTCAATTTTTCTGTGTGCCATTGTGGAGGAAGCAGTATCACATCTAACGATCCTAGTTGGTCTGTTAAAGCACCATTCAATTTTTTCCTCGCACGAAAAACATTAGCAATCCCAATTGCAAAAAGGTGGGACGATATCTCCGGTACAGCAACATTCATTAAGTATTTAGATAAAGGAGAGTATACATTCAATTTTATTAATGAGACTGGAACAAGTACCAGTGATACATATTATTCGACTGTTTTCGTGTCCGGTATTATGGTTAAATAATTACTCTTTCGACAGCTTATAGTATACATTAACAGCTTTCGATGCTAATTCAGAGTTCCAGATTTTAGGGGAATTATACACTATTTAAATTGTCAATATTTATTATGAAACAGTCTATCCTATTTCTGATACATTGACAGTCATTCCACCCGCACCGTTAATTATTATTGTTGAGCCTTTTGGTGCAAAGAAAGTTGTGCTTGAATAAGCATAATGGGCTTCATCAATTGGCATTGCTCTGAAACCTGCAACTCTAATATCATTAACAAAAACATTACCCCAACTGTATCCGTTATAACTTTGATGGTTGCAAGCGAACCAAGAATCTTTATTTACCACATATTTTTTAGTATAAGACGCTTTACTATTATCGCTTAAAACAGTCTTAGTTGTTTCATAATTAGGTATTAAACTCTGGTTTATCTCCGCCTTATCCTTTGCCATTTGTGCTTTCAAATCCGGTATCGTAGGAATTACGGTAAATAACTGGTCAACAGATGCAATTGAAAGCCCGGATAATTTCACTCTATAAAGAGGATAATCCCTCTCTACTGCACCCTCATATAAATTTCCTTGAACAAGTGCAGGATCTGAAGCTGTTCCCGTTGTCGCCGTTCCTTTTTTTACTGCCAAAATAAAGGAATCCACATTTCCGCTGGTCAAAAACCTCGCATAAATAATATCATTGCGGTTATATCCTGTTGCACCATTTTCAATCGTCATATCCTGATAATCCGCATGACTTAATCTTCCGATATGTCCTCCGACGCTTAAAACACCATCTGAAATGCGGACTTTATTATTACTTATAACAGTCGATTTCAGACAATTTCCAATATTAAGTACTCCGTCTCCTCCGAACATTGACTGAAAAATGGCTGCATCATCTTCCGCATAAATATGTCCGGCTGCTTCTGCTGCTGTGTTTACTGTTAATGCTTTAAATCCCATACTACTGTTCTCCCTTCAATTTGTATTCAATAGAAATTATTCCAGCTTTTTTCTGTAAAATTTTATTTATTATAGGTTTTTTAACTACTGTACCGGTTATATACTCCCGTCCTCCAACGATGTCTCCTATTTCCAGGTCTACATCATCTACGGATAAGCTCATTTTTTTATAATTCTGTAATTCTTTTAATCTGTGTTCTCCATCTTCGCGAAGTTTTTCTGTGCTTTCAGCATTTGCATAGTCATAAAATTGAGCGTTTTCGTCTAGCCCAAAATAATACTGCGTATCTCCAATAGAACCATCTTGTTGAACATACAGATGGATGATTTCTCTCTCCAATCCCTGTCCACTTCCACCGCAGATCAAATGATTCACACCATTTCGGCAGTCTCGTATATCAAAATCCAGCTTACTATCCTGACTGTATTCAAGTTCTTCTGAATAGTCCAAGATATCCACTGCTTTCAGTTCTACTGCCTTTTTATCCTGATCATATCGTATGTTAAGCCGCATTGAAATCGAATCCAGAAGCTTGTAAATTGCAGACGCTACATCTGTAAATCTGTCGACAGAATAATTTGAAACACTTTTTTTTGTATCTTCATCTGACACATAGAAAAGATTTCCAAAATAATTTCCAATCAATATTCTTATGACAGCATTGATTTCTCCGGACAGAATTAAATTTGTGGAATCTTTTGGCGGTAAAATCACTTTTGTGGATAACAAACCTCGCCATGTATATCCTCGCAAAACAATTTCACTGTTTTTTGTTATGATCTCACGATCACCGATAATTCCACCATATTCTGTTTCTGGAATGTAAATTCTATTATTATAAGAAAACATCTTATTATCCCAGAAATTCACCACTGCTTCAAAATCATCTGTATCTCCAATATCGAGATCCATTTCCATATTGTCCAAATATGATATTTCGTTTCCATAAGAATCTGATATGATAAAATCAAATTGCACAGGATTTACTACAGAAATCATAGTTGAATTATTTCTACTGATATTTCCTGCATCATCCTCTGCTGCTACAGAGAGCGGATACTCTCTTGCACCATTTCTATACTTAACAGGAAGTACTGGTGCAGATAGTTCTCCGCTGTATGTATCAGGAGATACATTTTGCAGGACAGTTTCATTGTCATTTAATGCAGCTTGTAATTTTAATGCCATTGCGGTTCTGCCCTTTCCTCATACAGTGTCAACATAAAATCAAATTTTCCAGACCAGCTTATTAAGCTTTTGCCCGGCCGGATTTTTTGAAATACGGATTTTTTCTTTTCCCGGCTATCAAAAATATTAATAGCGGCACCATCATTCATGATCTTTGTTACAGTTCTTTTTAAGCTATCAACAATAATATACTCACCATTTTCCAGATAATCATTAATCAGGTACTCATAACCGCCAATTATAATCTGTGGATTAAGCACTGATCCGAAAATCTTTAATTCAAAATTACATGCTTTGATATAACTGTTCATAATGCTTCGATTTCTCATGCCATTTGCATATCTACAAGCATATCGGTAAGCATATTTTTTATTATCTGTGCTTAAAGATTCCGATGCATCAAAATAATACTCAGATTTTTTGATCCAAAACGGATTTTCCACAATGATATTTATTTTTATCTCAACAGCATAAAACATTTCTTCATAATCTGAAAAACTTTTCTGTGCAACGAAGCACTCAAGATAATATCCATTGACAAAAAGCTTTCCGGGGGTTTTATCCAAAATGTCTTTTTCGGTGATTTGATGAAAATTGTCCATTATTTCATCGTATTCTTTTTTTGTGTCTGCAAAAACAGAAAGTGTAACGCTCTTTTCAGCAATATCCTTATAAAAGGATGTGATTGTATTTCGTCCATTCCCACTTTCCAATGTATATGACCATGATGTGTCGAAAAGCGTTTCTGGTTTTTGGATTACAATCGGGAAATTATTAAACATTATTTTCTGTTCAGCATTATTTTCATAATAAATTTCCATCTCTAATCTCCATTAAATGCTCTAACAAGTTCTCTCCGGTTTAAATTTACAACATATGTTCCCGGATTTTTTCTCAGTGCAACAGCCACTTCGTTACCTAATCTTTCATAGTCAATCTGAGGTATCATGGAAATGAACTGGTTCATGGAATTTGAAATATATTCTTCCAAAACCGAAATAGGAAGGACAGCTTCCGCTCCGGCTTCTCCACCTCCCATTAACTGATTTCCATTGATTCCAAATAGCGTAGGTGCGTTTAAAACTGCTCCTTTCGCATACCACTGTACACCAATAGATGGAACTGAAGGAGGATTTAGGGAGAAAGAACCGCTGATTGAAAAATGCGGCATCTTCAAATCTGGAAATTTCCATTCAAAATTAAATAAACTTTTAATCTTTTCGATTCCGCTAGAAAATTTCTCGTGTATTTCTTCCATTTTTAAAGACCATGCATCCTTCATAGCCTGCAATTTTCCACCGGTCAGTGTATTAATCACATCAAATTTCATTGTGGAAATCTCATGAATAGCTTGAAATCCTGCCGATACAATTCCCTTTATACCACCGCCATTTTCTTCATATTTGCTTTTTATATTATTTAATTTCGACTGTGTCATCTGTAGCATGGAACCAAGTTTTCCATCTGTCATCGAATTTAATTCTGTATACATAACAGATGCGATTCCTTTAATACCGCCGCCGTTTTCTTCGTATACTGATTTCATGTTATCCAGCTTTTCTGTCGCTACAGATACGATTCCTTCCAACTTTTCTGATGCGGTATTTTTCAATGCTTCAAATTTTTCTGACGCCATATTATGAATTTCTTCTAACTTTCCACCAGTCAAAGCATTTAAAACATCATATTTTGCTGTTGCAATCTCATTGACAGTTTGAAGCCCTGCGGCAAAAACTCCCTGAATACCACCACCGTGTTCCTCATAAGCTGACTTGATATTATTAAGTTTTTCCTTAGTAACATCAACAACCGCTGACAATCTTCCATCTGTAATTGCATCAATTGAATCATAAGCTTCGGCAAATCCTGCCTTAACCGATTCTTTAAAATTTGAAATTCCTCCACTGATCTTATCTGGAAGACTTGTAAAAAAACCTCCGATATTATCTATTCCTTCTGAAATTTTTTCTTTTGCCTCACCGAAAAATCCGGTAATGCCATTCCACAATCCAATCCAGAATCCACGAAATTCTTCACTTGTATTCCAAAGGTAAATAAATCCTCCGACTAAAAGTGTAATTCCGGCAACTACCCATGTTATCGGACTTGCTAAAAATGCAAGATTCGCTTTTAATTGGGCGGCTGCCAATCCATGCAGAGTTGTTGTATTTGCTGCTTCCATAGCGGTTTTTATTCCTGTAGCGGCATTATACGCACCAATTCCAACAGTAAGAGAACCAAGAACCAATGCTACGCCTTCCAACGTTGATCTATGTTCTTTTGCCCACTCAATTCCATCTTTTATATTCCCTATCATGTCTTCTGCTGCCGGAATCACATCATTTGTAATCCCCTGAATAACATCTCTAAGAGGAGATTCGACATCATCGAAGATAGAAATCTTTAATCCGTCAAGAGCTGACTCCATCAGGGTGACATCACCTTGTAAATTATCAAGGATTGTATCAGACATCTCGGATGCTGCACCAGAACTGTTATTAATGGCATCACTGAGAGAATCCCATGATGTCGTCTGTTCCGTCAGACTTGCAGCTAATAACTGTGTTACTTGGTCGGCATCTTCCTGCGTCATGGAATACTGATCCATTAAAGCATTAACAACGGCTGTCTCATCTCCATAACTTTTATAAATTGTCTGCAAATCAGCAACAGAAACACCGAGAGCATCCATGTCATAGCCCATGCTGTCTATAGCTGTTGCGACAGACTCAATGGAAATGGCTCCGTCACTCATTAATGCAAGAAATCCAGTCATGGCTTCTTGACCAGCCATTTTCTTTGCATAATTGACCTGCTCTTCAACGTTCAGACCTGCCCAAGCAACTCTTGTTTCTTCTAAAACATCAGACAAATCCCTTGCGTTTCCAGAAGAATCATAAAATGACACACCAAGTCTTTGTGTTAAAATGTCTAATGCACCTAAACTGTTCGCAGAAGCTCCGGCATTTGTCGATAATCTTGTCAGAAGAGATCGTAATGATGTACCAGCCTGTTCAGCTTTTATTCCGCTGTTTGCCATCATACCAAGTGCAACGCCTGCATCTTCAATCGAATATCCCATTGCACCGCAGATTGTTCCGACATACTTAAATGACTGCCCAAGCATTTCTACTGTCGTGTTGCTGCTTGTTGAAGTTGCTGCTAAAACGTCCACAAAACGGTTCGTTTCATCAGCACTCATTCCAAACGCTGTCATTGCATCTGTAACAATGTCTGATGCTGTGGCAAGATCCATAGAAGATGCTGCCGCGAGATTCAGGACACCATCTATACCGTCCAGCATTTCTTCTGTATTCCAACCTGCTAATGCCATATACCCAAGTGCATCTGCTGACTGTGAAGCGGTAAAAGAGGTCTTTTTCCCCATTTCTTCTGCCTTCTCGGTCAAAGCTTCCATTTCTTCTGCGGTTGCACCGGAAAGAGCCTTAACGTTGCTCATAGAAGATGTGAATGTCATTCCAGTATCAACAGCTGAAAGAGACAAATTTTTCAATTCTTCAATTCCTTTTTGAATACCATTTGATACAAGATCTGCTACGACACCCTTAAAAATCGTAAAGCCGCCTGTTGCAGCCGAAGATGCCTTTCTATCTGCGTCTTCCAATGCGTCCGCAAATTCTCCTGCCTGTTCAGTTGCATCCGACAGTTTCTGCTTATTGTCTTTAAGTTCACCATTGAGATCTTTCATCTCTTTTGAGAGGGATTTTGCTTCCTTCGAGTTTTTTCCCTGCTCCAAAACAACATTTATGTACTGCTTTTTCAGATCTTGCAGTTTATCTTCCTGATTTTTGATTTCATCAGACAATCTTTTAGAAGCTGTCTGATTTTCCTTCATGACCGCCGTGTACTCTTCAATACGCTTGTTGCAGTCTCCGATTTCTCCTCTAAGCTTCTCTTCTTCATTTTTCAATTTCAAGATTTCTGTTCTATTTTTCTGTGCTTCTGCAGAATTTTCGCCAAAAATCTCAATTGCTTTTTGGAGTTTCTGGTTGACAAGTTCCTCTTTTTCCTGCGTAACTGAAAGCTTTTCCTGTAAAAGACTATGTTTTTTCCGTAAGCCTTCAATATTATCGCCATTATTTTTCAATTCAGAATCTGCCAGTTTGAGAGCATTATTTAATTCTTTTGTTGCGGCACCGGCTTTTGACAGCCCTTCATTATACTCATGTGTATCCGCTGTGAATTTAATTTTTGCTTCACTCGTTTTAGTTCTTGCCATACGCCCGGTCACACTCCTCACTTATCGCGTAATTCTTCCAACTGTCATAAGCCGATTTGTTCAATGCAACTGTTTTTAAAAAAGAAAAATCCGCATTCCAGAACAAATCTTCACTTATTTCAAGGATCAAAACGTAATACGTGTAATAATCCTCTATATCTTCAAGTTCAAATTTTGGAATACGGATTTTATTTTTCTTTTTTCCTTTTGTGTGGCTTATGAATGCTGATCGGAAGCCTTCTTTTTTTTTGCTGAAATGAGTTCATTACATTTTCTAGCAAGTTCTGGTGGATTGTATGGAAGATTTTCCATAAATTCCATTTCACCCATGCATTCATCGAGGTTGTCCACATTCGCACACAGATATGCCGTGTACAATACGGTCACGGTATCAAATGTATCTTCCGTTCCCTTCATGATGACCTTGTTATATCTGTCATAAACATCCTTTTTTAATCCTCTGATCTTATATAAAGAAGCAAAATTCAGTGCAAGTTCCACTTCTTTACCATTTTCAAGTTCCATTTTGATTTTTCCATTCATATTTTCACTTTCCTCCATACTATAACCGGATACCAATCTGGTATCCGGTCATGCTGCTCATTTGCTTAAAGCTGTGATCAATTCTTTTCTATTCATTGTTGAATAATTTTCTACTTCTTTTTCCTTTGCAAGTGCCTTTAATTCTGCCATAGTCATTTTTTCAAGTGCTGACTCTGCGTTTTCATTATCGGCATCCTCAATCTTTTTAAGGTATCCAGTTGATTCTGTGATTTCAGCAAATCTTTCTTCTGACATATCGTCAATTATTGTTCCTTTTTTTACGACTTCTTTTGTCTGCTTATCAATAAAGGAACGTAAAACCTCAACTCTCATAGCGTCCTCCTACAGTACTTTCTTTTTTGCAAGATCCGGCGTGAATTCAGTCATCCATTTCTGTGCAATTTCAGATGATACTTCGGATTTCAAAGCTTCATACAAGCCATTTCCTTCATCATCCGGCATGACAGCAACCGTCATTTCAATTTCTGCAACTTCCTCTCCACCATTTTCAATTTTTCTGGCAATACCATCCTTCACGACACATTTAGTATAAGCTTTATACTTAATGTTTTCATCCTCATCAACAGCTTCCACTGTGCAGGCAAATTCCGGATGAACCGAATTTGATCCATAGGCAGAGATTCCGTCTTCTAATCCATCAAGATTCATTCCATATGTCTGTTTATATCTCTCATAGTTCATATGCAGACTAAGTTTCAATTCGCCCGTTCCAGTTCCTCTGGTACGTGTTTTCTTTTCAATACCCATGTATTTTTTTGTTACTGTTTTCGTATTCATTGATTCTTCAATGCTACCAACAGCTCCTGCTTCTACATAATTTTCATCTTTTGAAAATTTCATTGCAAATTTTCTACATTCGAATTCTGAAAATTCACCGTAACCACTCATAAAATTTGTCCTCCTATTTCATTTGAAAAGTAATTCTATCAAGCATTTCATCAACAGCCTCGTCTTCTTTTCTCTCGATTCCTCTATCAAAAAAATGCTGATTTCCTGCATGATGTACTGTATTTGAGCCATCATCTGGAAAATACAGATAATCATATTTTGTTTTTGAACCAATTGTTACAGATAGATTTTCAAATCCTCCACCTCTGCTTCTCGAACTTTTCAATCTATCTTGCAACGCATTACTGTATTTAGCATGTTTCTTTTTCCTGTCTGATACAGGTATTAAATCTTCTATAGATTTTGAAAATAAGGTGTATCCTGCGCCATGTAAATATGTGTTAATTTCATCCGCTGCTGTACTCGAAAAACCGTTAAGTCCTTTCCACAATTTTTCGAGAGATTCAGTTTTTATCTCATAAGTACTCATGTCATACTCCTTTTACTGTAGCCTTTTATTGGCTCTGTAAAAATAATGACTGCGGCTTCCACAACGGTATCAGTTTTTGATTTGATCGTGTAATCAAAAACAACATCTTCATTGGCTTCCTTTAATCCTTGAATTTTTGACAGTTTATCAATAATCTGAAAAACTGCATTTTCCGGTATATAATCTTCATGAATCAGATTGACCTGATAATATAAATTATAATCCCGAATGGATGTTCCACTTTTTTTAATATGCATGCGATTAAAAGTGATGTAATTCCATAAATCTGGAACATCATCTTCTTTTATCTTTCCATATGCAACCTTGTTTCCGAACAAATCCGGATTTTCCTGTTGTAATTCTTCAAGAGCTGCCTTTATCTCATTCAGCAATTCTGCGTACCTCCTCCAGATAAAAATACATAAGGTTTTCTTTTTTACTGTAATCAATGTAAATCACATCAAATAATCTATCATCAATTGCCACCTTACATTTTTTACTGACACCATCCATTAGCCGTGTCTTTACTTTTAAAGACAATTCTCTGCCAAGCGATTCTACAAATGAAAGGTCTTTATCGCGCTTACTCATTTCTTCAAATGCAAGTTCTACGATATATTCCATATCTTCAATCTTTTTAGGATTCTTCGGTGCATTAAAATCACTTTGCAATTTTTTATCCCGATAGCATCTTAAGAAACCATCATTCAGGTTTAAATTGCTGACTTTCATTTTCTGCATCTGTGGCATTCCTCCTTGATTTTACACTGCAAAAAGCTTGTAGTTTCAGAATATCCATTTGATAAGCTCTTTCGAATTCATCTTCGCAATGGTTATACACGTACATCACATAATTTAAAAAAAGCTTTCTAAACATACCGGGAGCGGAATAATCGCATTCCGCTCCCAGTAAATGATTTAAATAGATTTCAGCATCATCTATCATGTCGGATAGATTCTTTTCCGTTTTCTCATTTTCCCATGTGATACTGAGTCTTCCCTTAACTGCTTCTAACAGTACTTTCTTTTTTTCGCTATCCAACATGATAATTTCTCCTAAACAGATGCTAATTCAAGATTTTTCACAGTGATGTATGCCGGATCAAGTTCTGAAATGTCAAGAAGTACTGATGCAGTATCATCAAACGCTCTTCCATTTGCATACGTTTTGATCATGTATACCCTGTTATCTTCCAGGAACTGTGCAGAATCATCATAAGTCACATTTCCATCTTTGCTACTTCCTAATCCAAGAAAATATTCTTTTGGAAGACAAAGAATAGCTGTTCCTTCTGTAAGCTCTGCCGACTGGTACACTTCTGTTGGCACAGGGAAGATATTATTTGTGTAAGTTCCTGCTGCATTGAGCACTGTTGTTGCTGGCATGACCTTGTTCAGATAATCAATTGGATTGCAGATTAATGCAACACCTTTAATCGTTCTGTAAACTCCCTTTTCAGTCTTTGCCATTTTAGCGACTAACGGACCATATTCTGTTGGCAAAAACGACTTCACTTTGACAGCTGTTTTCTTCGGATATTCACCGCCAACAACAGATGCTGTGGAAGATATATTCCTGTCAAGTCCAATCGGCTGATTTTTTCCTGTTCCAGTAACAATTGCATTTTCAAGTGCACAAGCAAGTGCATCCACAAGAATTGTTCTAATATAATTATCCAGATATACTGGACCCAATTCAAGCATATCTTTTGGAATAACAGCATAGCAGGACAATTTACACTGTGTCATCTCGATAATCTTAAATGAAGATGTAATTTTCTTTGTTACTTCCGTATTAATCGCTCCCCATACTGCCTTATCAACAGTATGATCGTTCAGAATCCATCTTGTAAGATAACTTACATTTGTAAATGTAATTGCATTGAGCAAAGGATGATCATTTACCAGATTCCGGTAAACATCCTCGATGATGGTCTGTGGCATTCCATCATTGAGAAGATCCGTAAACTCCTGACGCGGATTGCTGCTTTTCGCATTTTCAATCCACTGCTCATAAAACTTCTGTTCATTTGCTGTAAGGATACGATAGCCTCTCTGCGCAAGAATTGCATTGTCATTATGATGCATCTCGTAATCATTTCGAATGGAATCTACCACAGCTTCTGTAAATTGCTCAAAAGCAACGGAAAGAGCTTCCTCATTTCCTGCTTTTAATGCTTCCTGCATAGCTACTGATGCACTCTGTACGATTGGATTGTTTAATGGTTTCATAATTTTTTCCTCCTGTTATTTAAAAAGATGATCAAAAAAAGCCACACAAGGGTTGGCTTTATTTTCTGGGGTTCTATTCGGTTCTGGCACATCCATTTGCTGGATATTATTTAAAAGCGACTGTCTTATATCAATAAACTGCTGCATGGATTGAATCAGAGCAATCTGCTCTGGTGCGACTCCATCCTGATTGGTTTCTTTTTGTTCAATTCCAATATCTTCTGGCATATTTTCGGCAATTTCATCAATAAATCCGTATGCCAAACAGTCATCTGGATTTAAGATTTTTTCTTCATCCATAAGTTCTGTCAGTTGTTCCTCTGTAATTTTTCCGGCACACCGTTCAAGATATACTTTTCGGTTTGCAACCATCCAATTATCAAGATCATCTGCCATTTTCCGAAGCATTGCTGCGTTTCCGTCAATGCTTACCCACATATTATGCACCAGCATAGATGTACCAAGTCCCATTATTCGTTTATCGCAAGCCTGCAAGATAAGGCTTGCCACACTGTAAGCGCAACCGTCTACATATCCTGTCTTTTGCGCTGGATGTCGTTTGAGCTGATTGTAAATGGCAACTCCTTCAGATACCATTCCACCATTGGAATTGATAAACAGGCGCATTTCTGCATTATCAGGAATTTGTGCAAGGACATTTGAAAAATACTGCGCGCTTGTTTTGCTTTCAAGCATAGTCCAGCTTGACCAATCAAACTTTCCTTCCCTTGTTACTGTGTCATAGATAAATAAATCAAACACATTTTTTTCCTGATGTGGTTCAAATTTCATCATCATCTGTGGTTTCATTATCTTTTCCTCCTATCATTTTATTTTTTTCGTTGATAAACTCATAATTTTTTGTAAGAAGGTGGTTTTTGCTCCAATCCTCATTCAAAATATCTAATCCGGCTTTTTCTCTCACTTCATCAATACTTGCAAATGCACTGGATATTAACTTATCAATCTTATCCGCCATGTCAAGAATATCTACATGGTTAACAGTTGATGTATCTACTCGAAAATAATTTCCATTTTTCCAATTTGCATAACCATATTGTCCTGTGAGAACCTGTCCTATCATATCTGCCCATGGATCGACACTGAATGTCAAAAATGATTTCACCACATCATTCATATTTGTGATATTACCAAGCATTAATGATTCCGGAATTTTAAAAGCTTTTCCTACAATTTTGAACATCTCCTCGATAAGGCTTATCGTGTCATCACTGCTTTTTGGCGTTCCATCGGACTTCATTTTTTCAAGCGTTCGTCCATTATATTCGACATACAGTTTTGCGTCGCCATCCATAAATTTTTTCAGTGGTTCTTTGAGAATATTTTCAAATTCCTTGTTAAATACCTCATCACCAGCTTGAACACTGTCAATTTTGAATTTATATTTCACTGTGTTTGTATCTTTATAAGCACTCATTGCAGTTGAAATTATCGAACCAATGTCTGCATAAAGTCCATCAATCAGTTTTTTTGCCTGAATATTTTCAAGCTTAAAAATGAAAACCTGGTCACTTGTAAATTTTCTATCCATCTGAAAATCATCAATCACAACTCCTGAATAAAGATTCCCGATAAAAGGTCTCTTTTGCTCCAGCACAAAACTGTCTGCACAATAAAGATTTCTTCCAGAGATAAAGCATAATGCGCCTTTCTCATCACGAAGGGCTTTTTCAATGACCTTGTGCCAGAAATGACTAGCCGATTCGTTTGGATTCGGTTTTATGTTCAATGAAAAATAATCTTCATCCTTCACACATACATTGTTCTTATAAACCTTGATTTCACTCTGTGAAATAGCATTTGCAATCAATGAAATCGCTGAATATATTGCAAGTTCTTTAATATAAACAGTACTCGGTATATCAATCGTTATCGTTTCTGGTCCAATCCTCTCTTTACTTGATCCGGGGAATGCTGCCTTTATTTTTTCAAACCATTCCATAGTTCCTCCTACATAACAAGTACACATTTTCCAGTTAATGGAATGTACTCTTTTATCTCTCCCTCCGCTGTCATGGAAGCAACCAGAGCCATAAAAGGATCTGTTTTCCGCGAACGAGCTTCAATTTTTGCATAAACAAAGGAGCCTTTATCAGCTCCTGCATCTCTTCCATATCGAATTGTCTTTGTATTATTTGTCGCCCAACGCAACGTAGGATTATTTCCCCAATAAAAAAATCCATTGATAAAGCAATGGTCTATTACTGGTACGACTTTACAGATTTCAAGCTGTGACACAAGCTTGAGATTTTTACGGTCCACAGAAAATCCTATCTTCGATAGTGCATCTGACATCAATGCGTATCTGTAATTGTCAATGCAGATCATTTTTATCATGTATCGTTTTCCACATTCATAAATATAATTTGTTAATAATGTTGGATGAATCTCCACATCATCAACATATGTAATCAGTCCATCTTGTACCCATTTCTTCCATGGTGCCTTTATTCTCGGAATATCTGCTGAATGTGAACATATCCATGAGTGATTAATGTCATATCTCTTATCGCCTTTCTTAAAATGCAGATTAACGGATGCGAAATCTGTCGTTTTCATATAATCTATGCCAACCGTACACTCCCAGCCATTCATGTCTGGAAGCTCTTTATTGGTTTTTTCTATATCCTCCCATTTTGCGGCTGCCGATTCTTTTGCTGTATCAGGAAGGTTCATTCGTTTTTGCATAAAAGCCGGAAGCCTTTCCGGATTCTTTTTCCACTCGCGGTATTCTTTTCTGATTTCCACAAGCAGATCCGGCATATAAGGCAATGACGGATTTGCCATTGTCCAATTTTCCTCTTCATCCACATCCTCTTTTTTATTGAGTTTGCAGATAAATGGGAGTAGTCCGTTATCATCATCACCTTTTCTCAAAATATTTTCTGATTCTTCTATCAAATCATCAAGCGGTCCTTCTCTTATATCTCCGTTTGTCGTAAAATAGGATCTTCTTGGATGTTTCTTTTTTCCAAGACCCGTCGTAAAAACATCTATGTTACCATAATTTTGATACTGGTGAATCTCATTGAAAATAACTATCCCGGAACGAAGACCATCTTTTCCCTTCGGGCTGTTTGTCCTGCCCTTGATAACTGACTTTGTTTTTGTGCAAGTAACTTTTTCTTTCGTCCAATAAAAAAACTTCTTTATTTTTTTTATTACAGATGGTACTTCAAAAAATCCTATCAAATCAGTAACAGGTCTCATTGCCTGTTCCTCATTATTTGCACAAATGTCAACGTCATATTCCCTGATTCCGTTGTATGGTGATGATAAACAGAACGACTCAAATGCGATTGTTCCGTCTTTTCCAGCACCTCGTCCAATTTCGCAGAACAGATCTGTCCAGCGTGGTCGCCCATCCGCATCCCAATAAGTACAGTCATGTAATGCTATAACAAATTTCTGCCATGGAAAAAGATCAAATGGCAAATATTTCGCCAATCCCATATAATCTTCCAATTGTTTAAGATCTATGTGAATAGGTTCTGTTTCAAAGCATTTTTTTACATGGGCAACCAAAAGCTTCTGCTCGTCACAGCACCGGAACACATCATTTTCCACAATGTCAATCCATTCCTGAATTTCCTGTGGAAACTTATAAGCAGTCATCCTCATCACCGCCATATTCTTTTAATGGTGTTATGTCAAGATCACGGAGCAATTTCAGCATCTGAGCATTTACTTTTACAAGCTGTTCTACAGATTCATTTTTCTTAAATCCGCATTGACCACCGCCGTTATCATAAAAGATCTTGACACCCCTTTCTTCAATGTCAATTCTCAATAATTCCTTTGTCGTCCAAAGCGTGATGTAATCATCTACCAGGTCTGTGTAATATGATTTTTTGTTACCGGATTTTTCCAGTTCGGAAATCAATTTTTCTTTAATTCTCTTTGCTTTTCCGTTCTTTTTTATATTTTCAATCCGGATCTGATTTTCAGTTTTTACATTCATTTACCCACCCCCCTCTTATATTAATCGCGTGTATGCGGACATATGTGAAACCCTCGCGCAGATGTTTTGTCTACCCCACTCCCCGTTGCGTTACCTCTCCCACAGAAAGTGGGTATAGGGGGTAGGGGGTACTTTCTACCAACGCTCTTCGTTCGTAAAATGTTCGCTTGATTTATTTTTCCGTTTTTCTGGATGCAGTTTGTTGTGGCATGCTTTACATACCGGAATGAGATTCCTGTACTGTTTTCCGTTGTACCAATAAAACTCACTGAGTGACAGCTCAGGATGCTTTCTGACAAACTGATTGTGATGCACTGTGCTGATTAATTTTCTGTTTCCATTCTCATCCTCATCATATCTTGTGATGATTCCATTCTTCTTGCATATGTAGCACTCATGATTAAATTCTTCCAAGACATGGTTCTTTAAAACAATCCACTCTTTCGTCTTGTAGAATCTCCACAGTTCATTCTCATGTATTAAGTTCTCAATGTACTGCTTAAGGTTCTTAATCATATCAGTTCCTTTCTGCACCCCCAGCCATTCACCATCCATGAATGGCTGGTTGACATTAAGAGGATTAAGTAAATGGAAAAGCGCAGCTTCATCAGCCACGCTTCACACTATCTTTATAACACACATCACTGTAAACTTTTGTACACTCTTTTATTTTTTTATAAGCTTCTCCATCTTCTGCTCCATGTTCGTCTTATCTGCCTTGAACTTTTCCCAGTCGCAATGATTCTTTTTCTTTTCCTTCCGCATCACATTAGCAATCGCCTGTTCTGCTGTTGGATCAGAATACTTCTCTTTGTTCATTCGCTCTCCACCTCGCTCACTTTATCATATCTTTACATTCTGTATAACTCGCTCTATTTTTCTTTTTTAATAGAAGAAACTCATATCATATCCAATCAGTTATACATTAAAAGTTTTATGTTTAACTTTACTGATAAAAAAATAACTATCGTCTCTTTTTAAACGATAGCTTCATGATTGATTCGCTGATAGCGTCCTGCTCCAGTCCTATATATCGCATAGTTATGTGTGTGTTATCATGATTAAATATCTTCTGTAATGTCACGATATCATGCGTCTGCTGGTAAAAATGATATCCGAACGTCTTCCTCATGGTATGCGTTCCGATATGCTGTAACCCAAACTTCTCCCCGGCAGTTGATAATATATTGTACGCCTGACATCTGGATAACGCTTTGTTTTGCTGTCTCGATGGAAACAGCGGTTCATAATCTGCTTTTCCTTTTATGTACCTATTAAGTAAAGGCCTTAATTCCTCATTAATCGGAAAGCGTTTCTCTTTTCCGGTTTTCATCTCCCGGATGCTGACATAGTTCATATCTCTCACATCTCTTACCTTTAAGCTCAAAATGTCAGATACTCTGATGCCTACATAAATTCCGAACAGAAACATGATCTTATTCCGTTCGCTTTTTTCCCCCAGGTAGTCTGCTATGTCCCAGACTGTGTTGATGTCTCTGATTGGTTCGACCGTATTCAATTAAAATCCTCCTTCCTGTAAATAAAAAGAGCAGACCTTTTCAATCTGCTCATGCTCTGTATTTATTATATAACACATTTTACTGTAAAGTTTTGTACACTGTTTTTACTGGTTGATTTCCGGAATGAACTCTCCAAGATGCAACTCGGACCTCATGAGTCAAGTGTTTTTTTCTTTTATGCTGCTAAATTTGCTTGCATCCTATCCAACTCAACATCATCGCAAATGTAATACTTAATAGTCACATCCGTACTGCTGTGTCCGAGACGTTTTGAAACGAAAAGCACGTCCTTAGTCCTACGGTATTCTCTCGAAGCGAACGTCTTACGAAACGAATGCACTGTCGCATTAAATTTACAACCGCCAAAAAGCGCAATCTCTTTGACCATGTCCTCAATTGACTTATTACACATCCGTCCTCTGCCACGTAAGCCGATAAACACTGCGCCTTCCGTGCGATCTCCGATGTACTGTTTTAATGCCTGTTTGCATCTCTCTGTCATAAAGCAGGTGCGCCATTGGCTTGTCTTTTCTCCCCAGATGTGGATTTCCTTATGTGCAAAATCAAGGTTGTCAATGTTAAGGTTGACGATTTCCCCGACACGAGGGCCAGCGGAAAGCATTAATTCGAATAGAGCATTGAGGCGCAGATCATGACCGATGGATAATGATGCTCTGGCAATCTCTTCATCTGACAACCGCTCTTTTCTCTTCTGTGGCTGTCTGATTTTATCTATATCTCTGGATACATCATCCTCAATATGCTTCTTTCTGTACGCCCACGCAAAGAAACTGCTCATATATTTTTGAATCGTAGAAGCATAGGATTTTGAAATCTTATCTTTATGTAATCTGGTAGCGATATAATCCATTACATCCTGCCCGGTACAGGTGTGATAATTTAAGCCGGTTTCTAAAAAGAATTTTTTTATAATCGTGATGTACAACTTAATCGTACTCCGCTTTCTTCCTGTAGCGGTGAGGTCGATTATATATCGCTCCATGATCCATTCATTGTCGTACACGTTTGTAGACGGCAATGTCTCTGTTGCGGTCAGATTAATATTGACCAATTTAAAAGTGATAACAGTCTTAAGGCGGTCAATTCCTTCTGGTGTCAGATATCCTGCCATCTCATAAACTACATCGTTAATTAATTCTGCTTTTGTCGCTTGAGTGAAAAAGTAAATTCCGCACGTAAACTTAAATTCCATACGGAAGACTAAA